CTACAGCAACGCCGAACAAGCTAAGTTCGACGTTAAGGACGACCTGCTGCGCGTGGTGAAGAGCCTGCGTAAGCGTAACGTTCCTACCTATCAGGACGGTTTCTATCGCTGCGTTTGCGATCCCACCTTCCTGATGCACCTTCGTCAGAACAGCGATTTCCGCGAGGTCGCTCGTTATCCTGGCAACGGTCAGATCAACCCCCTCATGTCCGCAATGCAGCCCAACGCTGCGCTGTACATGGGTCAGGGCTTCGGTCAGGCCACCTTCGTGGCTGGTGAGCCCATCATGCCCACCGGCTTCGTGTTCGAAGGAGTCCGCTTCTTCGAATCCACCAACATGCCTTCTCAGAATCAGACTGCCACCATCGGTGGTACCGCTGCTTCTTACGAGAGCGCTATTGGTATGTTCTTCGGTCCTCAGAGCGTGGGCGTCGGTATCGGCGGCAATAACGCTCAAGTTCTGTTGAACAACAATGACGACTTCAGCCGTTTTATCATGATGATTTGGAGCCTGTACGCAGGTTTCGAACTTCTGAATGCTGATTTCGCCACCATCGCGTACTCCTTTAACGCCTGAGGGGGTAACTAACGATGACCATCAATCCTAATCAGCTTCAAGTTGCCAAGATCTATCCTGGTAACTACACCAACGTTCTGCGTTATTGGCACGACCCCAAGTCTGTGCCCAACATCAGCGCAAACGACACTGCTGAGACTCTGACCAACCAACCTGTCGGCGGCCCCGTCGGCGTGGTTATTCAACCCGGTTGGATTGCTCAGCAGGCTATCGGTTACGTTGACCTGTCTTATCAGGCCAATGGTTCCGTTAATCAGCTTGAGTACTACACTCAGCCTTACGGCTCTGGTCTGAACGGCTCTAACCAAGCCTTCATCAGCGCTAATGTGATTATCCCCTCGCCGGATTATCACAAAGATGTCCGGGCCGACATCGCAGACGGTATTACTGTGCCTTCGGGTGCTCTTGTTTACCGTGCTTCCCTGCGTGTCGACGGCGGTGATGTGATCAGCAGCGGTGTGGGCGGCGGAAGCGCCACTCCTCAGCTGTCTCTTACTCCCGCTGTTAGCCAAGGCATTCGCAACGACGGCACTGTTGTGTCCGGTCAGTTCGCTGTGTCTGTGACCGGTGCTAACAGCCGTATCGCCAACGGCAGCGTTAACTCGGTTAACATCTTTAACTCGACTAACCTGTCTCGCCTGAGCGCCGACACGACCTGGCGACTGGTCGCTACCCGTAACCTGGGTGGTGTCGTTGCATCTGGTCTGGCTCAAGCCTCCGGCACCTTCGATCCCCGGGCTCAAGCTGGCAAGCTTTCCGGGAAGAACAAGGCACTCGCTATCTGCGAACTGTGCTGGATCGTGCCTGACGCTCCTCCGAAGCGTGATGATGTTGTCCTCCAGCCTGCCGGCGTGGTGGAATCGTCCATCTACACTTCGACTGTCCCTGCCTGATAAACTTCAGGTTCGGGTGGAGACCCCTCCTTCGGGAGGGGTTTTTTATTGTCAGTAGGTTCCGGATGAGAAAACTTGTTTGATTAAACGGATCTCCTCTGGGTTTAACATCTGCTCTCGTTGTACTTTTTGAGCTAGTTGGCGGATAGCAGCGTCTTGCTGTTCGTTGTGTAATCCGATTTCTTTGCCTTGGCCGAGTCGGTAGGCTAAGCGTCGTAGTTGAGCGTCAGGGTTAACGTTTTGAACAGGAGATTTAACGCCAAACGCTCCAAGTAACTGAGGAATAACGTCTGCGCCCATTGTCAGAACCCCTGCGCCTACATTTCCGCCTCCCACGACAGCTGCGTTTAGTAACCGCTGTCCCCTACGCGGTTCATTTGGATTCACCAATTCGTATCCGACGTTCGCCGCATCTAATAACGTATTAAGTACAGGAATCGCCTGTCCTGCTAAACGAAATTTAGTGGGGTTCGGCATTTGGAAGGTACGACTGGCTTTTTTCAGTCTATCTTGGGTAAACTATCTTAGATTATGGCTACATGATGACTGCCACTCAAATGAAGGAGTACACCTACAAACCCAGCGGTGTCAAAGTAGATCTCTTGAGTACTCACGACGACGGTGAGTACCATATGGTTCGGTCTCAAACGACGGGTAAGGTATTTTTCGCTTACAAAGAGCAGCTCACTGAGTCCGTTAAAGAGCCTGAGGAGGGGGCAAAACCCGTTAAGCAGCGCCGTGGTAGACAGATTGTTCGTTCAGAAGTGCCAGCGCTGAGTCGGATCAATCTGAACAACGCTACGCCTCAGATGTTGACTCAGATTCTTAAAGGTGTCGGCTTGAAGACCGCGACTGAGATCTACGAGCTTAAACAATCGTTGCCTGGTGAGCGTTTTACGAAATTGGATCAGCTGCGTTCCATTAAAAGGGTTGATTGGGATGAAGTTTTGGCTGATGACTCGATTTATGTGGAATGATGTTTATATAAGCAAACTCTCCGAAATATTTCAGGGCCGCCTCGTTATATGCGAAAGCGGCTTCTTCTTCTGTTAAATAGCCCCCTAGACTTATTCTTTTGTAATTAACTCTAATTCGGGCGTAGAATCTACCATCTCGTTTATCATGATGTACTCCTTTATATTTTTTTAGTCCTCTAGGTCTTTGGTTCGCAGCTTGTTGTGATCTTGTCGCTAATCTAAGCTTGCCAGTATTTTCATAATCATGATCTGAATGGTCTATTTCTAAATCCCCAGGATCTTTATTCGTCTTAAGAGCGTAATAAACTCTATGGTTTAAATAAGCTGTATTAAGGAGAGAAAACTCATAGTATGTCAAATTTTTTCGTTTGCATTTGTTACCTACAGGATCCCCTACTTTTACTCTGTTCGAAGGTCTTTTAATCCACCGTAATCTCTGAGGAATACTTTCGTCGATTTGTACCCATTCCCGAATTAGATTGACATCTATAAATTTTGAATTCACGTAGACTGAGGCAAGTCCTAGGAGTATAGCGCGTGGCCCAGTTCACTCAGCAGGAGTTGGAGCAACTACAAAGTTATCTTGCTCAACAGGGTGTTGTATTTCAACCCGATACAACCGATGCAACTAAGAGAGAAGTAATCTACGCCGCAGTAAATCAGTTAACTAGAAACAGTCCACAAGTTTTCGGGTACAGACTTGATGATTTTAATTTTAGTCGTACTGCGTATTTCCTAGGTTATAATATTGCTACAGTGCCGGCTGGCGATTATGCCAGGTTAATGGAAGCGTGTAATAGCATCCCCAGCGAGTTCTACTATGACAAAATAGTTGAGCAGCTAGAGCGCTGTGCAGATGCTGAGAGATTAACAGAGCTTGCTACTGGGCGTGCAACCAGTCGTCAAGAAACTATTCTAGGTGATGTCAGCCGTTCTATTAACATTCAAGACAAACGAGAAACTGCACGTATCTGGAGAGAGAATTTTCTATACGAGACCGATAGGTTAGCGCATATGCTCTATGTACCAAACTATAGGGATCCTGTTGCTGCTCGTTATCGATTTGAACGGAGTGGGGGCGAATTCATCCAAGCTATTCCTGGTCCTCCTGATGTGTCACGAGCTGATCGTCTGTTTTTCTACGCAAATTGGCGCTAACATACACATAAAGTAGAGCACTCTAATGGCTGGGCTTTTAGGAGATTTAGTCGGGGCTGGGCGCCAGGGAATGCGCGAGTTACAGACACTTGAGCCTGTTGTCCGCGCCTTCTTTGAGTCCTTTGTTAAGAAGGGTGGCCCTGTTCCGGTTCAGCCCCGGATTAATGTTCCTCCGAATCCCGCCACGGGGCGATTTCAACGTCAACTTCCCGTAGATCGCGAAGTCCCTGCAGGCAGTATCCCTCGTCAGGCTCAATATCCCCAAGCTCCTCAGGCTACTCCCGTCGGTCCTCGTCGCGGTCCCGGTGTTCCTCAGGCACCCGGCCAGATGCCACTCCCAATTCGGGAGGCGCTTTCTACTCCGGGCACAACAATTATGGGGCGTTCAAGCGCGTTAGTCCCTAGCTCCCCTCAAGCACCTGTACCAGCGTGGGTTCCTCAGTCCCAGGCGGCTCAGCAACTTTTGTCGACTGACCCAGGCACTTATCGGTCGATCCTGGATATTTCCAATAAAGCCAGCGATGCCTATGGCATTCCTGCTGCTGAAATTTTTGACAATCTCGTAGGCCCTCGTGGCATCGACTACTTACGCGCTCTGGAGTATGGCGAGCCCGGTGCTTTAGTTCGGCAGGGTTCTTCTTTAGCAACAAAAGGTGGAGCGAGTGGTATTCCTGGTGGTTTATCTCGCCCCGGCAGTGAAGTTCCTGGTTCTTTAATTCGTTCTTCCGGTGGCGAGGTTACTGACCCGATCATCGAACGAGTTCGGGTAGAAGATATCACCCGTGGTGGAGCAATGACTCCCGATCAAGAGTCTGCTTTAACCTCTCTTGCTAGCCGCCCTCTCATGGGAGGCGACGCTGTAACGGCCATGGGTACACGTAATGCTGTTGGAGGTACCCGTCAAGCTGATCTTTCCAACCTTTATAAAGCTGCCGCTGGTTTAGCCGGTGTGGGAGGTCTCGGCGCACTCCTTAATATGACCGGCGAAAGTGAGCGACAAGATCAAGGTCCGACAGCAGAGGAATCAAAGCAAGCAATGCTTGGTTTAGTCCGGAGTCAGCTCAGTCCGGAATCTCCCATGGGTCCAACCACGGCGAATCCTGAAGTCGGTGCCAAGATTCCCGCAGTTACCGGCGGCAACCCTGCGGCTCAGATTCCTGCTCCTTTAGGAACTCCGAACCTTCCGAACACCGCTAACCCCCCGGCTCCGGAAGCGATGGAACCCGCGATGCGCGGCATGACTCAGCCCGGCATGATGGGCGCAGGGCAGGTAGTTATCCGCACTAATGACGGTGAGTCGAATTATCGTCAAGCTGCTGCTAACGCTCAAGCCCAAGGTGCCGGTCGCTTAGGCTCTGGCGCTCGTGGTATGTACGCCGTAGAACGAGCTGCAGCTACGAAGGCAGGTCAACCTGAAGCTTCGATCGCCGCTCTGCGAGGTATGGGCGCTCCGACTGCTTTCGGTATTGAGACCGACGCTGCTTTCGAGCAATGGGCTAAAGCTAACCCAGTGTTGGCCTATCGCCTGATGGAACAGCGCCGCACGATGCCTAGTCAGCAAATGCCCGTGGTAAAACAGACTGAAATTACGTCTGAAGCTGGTACGAATGTGAATAAACTTGTAGAAGGCTCGATTAAAATGGGAATGGAAGATCCCGCCGGGCAGCGTCAAGGGACTGATGATCTTCGTCAGTTTATGGCCCCTCGGTCTGCCGCTTACATCGGGCAGCCACCCATCAACATGTACCGCTGAGTCCGATGGCAGACAACTACCTCAATCCTTTCGGCGTTGACGCTTCCTCGCCGAATGCTCCTAAGTTAGATCTCGGGATTGATTTTTCTGGTCAATTCCAAGGCGGTTTTCCTGAGTATGGGCGTCAGGTTATGGCGCCCAGTCCTGTTAAACCAGGACAGTCTTTCGGTGAGTTAGCTCTCGGGATTGGTTCTATTGCTGAGGGTATCGGAAATGTAATCCGAGGTGTTAAGGGTATGGAGCCCGCGCCTATGGGTATGGCCACGCGTGCTTTCTCGGACTACTTCGGTCAGAAGCAAGACACCACTTTAGAGCGTATTCTTGATCGTTTATTCGCGGAAACTCAGGATAAGTTTACCCGCAATGAACGTTCTTCCTCTGAAAGCCAAGCGCAGCCGGCTGCGTGATTCGCACTCACTAATTTAGAGCTCACACATGGCCTCGACTAGTACCAACAAGCAACCTTGTCTTGTAGATCGTCCTTTTTTACGGGGCGCACGTATTACCAGCGCGACTCCCGTTGCGGATCCTACGAACCCAAATCTCACCGATCTGGTTCAGCTTGTCCGCGTGGGTGACCTCCCTTCTGAGGACGCTGCTTTAGTCGAGGATATCGCAATCGTCTCGAACGAAGACTATCCAGATAACAGCGGTAGGCGAACCGTAGATATCGGTTTTTATGTCTACATGCCTAACCAGGCAGCTCCTTCAACTTCTTCCGCTCTGATGATCGGTCGAGTTGAGGTCGGTCTGAGTGGCTCAACTGTTGGTTACCCTCAAAGTGTCCAACTTTTAGCCACCAACGCCCCTACACCTCAAGTAGGTAATACCGCTTTAGCCGCTCCGATTGAGCTGGGTAAGTCTGAAGGTTTGTACCTTGAAAAAGGCTACATTCTCTGCGCAGGTTACCTAGGTTTAGGTAATGCGGCTGTCTCTGGCGGTTTGAGTCCTTCCGGTATCACGATCCTGGCTCAAGGTGGATTCTATTGATCCATGGCACGCCGACGCGGGTCAGATAGTTTTAACTTCAACTCGTTCAAAACGAACGCGGGTTTAAACAAAGTACCGACAATTAAGGGTTCTGATAATCAGGGGGAGCTTCTGCGCCCCCTTCCTTTTGAACGTCGGTTTAGACCCGCTATTGGGACGAAAGATTTTAGCGTTGTTAGCGATTACGATTACGCCTCGCTTTGGTGTCGATGGCGTCGTGGTTATGAGATGTCGATGTACGCTCAAGAGGCGTACGGCGGATTGACGTACAGTTTTAAATACTTCGTCTCTGGTACCCCGGGAGTTGGTGTTTTCCTCCCTGGTCTCTGCTTCATGTACCCAACAACTCGGGTCGACATGAAGATGTGGATGGTGGGTGTCCGTCCACGTGATTCGTTCCGTTTTATTGACTTTGACTACGCTATTCAATCTGTAACAACTTACAACGAGACCACTTACGCTGTTCGTCTGAGCAGCAACTTCGGGGCACCAATTTCCTTCTTTACGGGAGAAGTAGTTTCTAATCGTTTCAACTCGGACGGGACAGATAAAAAGTTTGGGTTCAATAATTACACAGTTACTGCCGTGGGTATTAATGGTGTGCCTGCTAGACCTTCTTATGCTCCTATTTTCAATACATTGTTTCTCTCGTTTTCAGCAGATAACAGCTGGTCTGTTGTTGACGAAAATAAAATGACGATTCCTGCGTCCGGTCCACCCGCTGTTGGTGAGTACCTGACGACGGAGATGCGAGCTCAATGTACGTGCCCGGATTTTTTAGGTAGGGAAGGTTTTGATCTCTACCAAGCTTCTATTAAACGTAAATACCCCTACACAGGCGTCTTGAACACGGCGCCTGGTTTTTACGACGCGGGTGTTGATCAGACCAATCGTATTTCTAACTCGTTAGATAATCCTGGTTTTGCTAGAACATTTGGTTTTATATACACTAACGAGATTTATAACATACCTAGATACACTCAACCTGTTTATTCTGACCCTAACTTCTTCTACTACCAACCCAAATGGTGTAAACATATTTACGCCGCTATGTGGGATTTACAGCGTAAGTACGGTCAAGAGAATATGACGGCACCGTGGCTACCACAGCCTACGGACGAGCCTATGAACGAGTACTACCGAGAGAAGTTCGATCTCGATCTTAAAAAGCAGTCCGATTTCCTCCGTCGGGAAAAAGATTTGCGTTGGTGGCAGCGCTACTCGCCGACAAAAGACGATATGCCTACACATATGACATATCCTGATATGTATAATATGATGTCTAAAACATTAAATTACGGGGATTTAACTGGACCATCAACAATTAATAAGGGTTACTTCGAGATGTTTACGGTCGACGAGTTCGACCCGTTTGCCCCTATTAATTTCGAGGACTTAACGACCTATGACGGAGGAACGTACGAGAACGGTGTCCTGGTAGAGCAGCCGACTAATATATTGGATGGGGGCGAGTACGCCAACGGTGTTCTAATACCACCGACTGGTTTCCCGTCTCTCATAAATGGTGGAACGTACTGATGACATCTACTCCTTCTATTTTACTTCTCAAGCGCTCTGGTCTTTCATCGGATCGACCCAGCGGTGTTGTTGTACAAGGCGGCGAGCTCGCTATCTCGCGAGGTGCTGTTGATCCTGGTCTTTATTTTGAGGACACTGGAGGAGCTATTCGTAAAATTGGCCCTCCGCACTACGGCACTACGGCACCGAACTCAACTCCTGCAGGTATTCCTGGCAACTCAGTTGGGGAGCTCTGGACAGATAGCAGTAGCCCTAACACTTATTTAAATGTCTGGACTGGTTCAGCGTGGGTAAAAGTAGGTGCTGGTTATGCTGACTTATCTGCTTTTGCAAATCAAGCTAGTACTGCACTTATAGCGTCTGGGGCTATAACAGCAAATTTTGCGACTCAAGCTAGTACAGCGATTTTGGCTTCCGGAGCTATTTTTGCAAGCGGGAGTTTCTCGGCTACTTCATCTACCTCTATTCTTTCCTCTGGGAGTTTGCTATCCAGCGGTACCGTTATCGCCACGGGTGTTCCCGTCGCTGCGCTTGACACAGCTTTACCAGTATCAGCCCGGCAAGGGACGTTGTTTTATCGAACGACCGCCCCGAGTGGGCTTTATATCTATACCGCCGCCGGTTGGGCTCAGGTTTGACTCCTAAGAGTCGCTTTTAACATCCACGAGGCTTTAAACATCTGGCCTACAAGTTCAGCCATGTAGTTTTCGACGTCCGGGGCCTTGATTTCGCGAGCAAGTTCTCCAATTTCCTTAGCCTGCATACCGATTTTCTCTAGGTTCTGCAGGTAAGTGATTAACATATCGCGTGCTTCGTAAGACTTAACGTGTTTGAAGCCTTTATACGCGCCCAGAAGACCTTTTTCGCACATTGGTAGGAGCGTATCCATCGTCCGGACGAACTCCGTAACCTGATCAAACTGGTCGATGTGCGCGAAATACTGCTTCTTGAGGAATTTGTGCAGCGGAAGGAACAGAGGTCCTTCGATATTGAGATGAATTAAGTGCGATTGAGTGTAAATCTGGTGCAGATGTGACGAAAGGGCCACGAGTTGGATTAACAAATCCTCCAACGTGACCCTTCGCTCCTCTAGTTCTTGAATTACTACCGTTGTTTCCGAGGGAACGAGCTCAGACGCCGGCGTGGATTCAAAAGAACCAGAGAATGTCATTTGTTATCAGGCTGCGAGAGCCATTTCGGTTTCAACAGTATCTACTTTAGCTGCAGAAGTACCCTGCAGATACTCTTCGAGTGCGTCTTTCTTGATGCGGTACAGGGA